CGCGCCTGACTCCATACGCTCCTTGCCGCGACCCTCAGTCATATCCAGCAGGAACTCAGGGAGCCACTCGAAGTTAGCGCGGTTCTTGCTGGTCAGCTCGTCCGTGATCAGTGGGTGGCTGTTGAGCAGACCAAGGCGTTGTTGCATAGCAACAGGTGATGTGCTCTTGCCTGTGCGGTAGTGAACGGGGTGACCCCAGACTGAGGCGGCGGCTTCCAGCGCCAGCGACTTACCCGTACCTGACTCAGTTGAGCCGCAGTGGTAGGTCATGCCGTAGATACCTGTGAAGCGCATGAGCGGTGCGGAAGCGCCAGCCAGCATGATGGCCAAGTGCTCGAACATCTCCTTCTTGATGAGGAGCTGCATGAATGAGCGCCATGCTTCGATGGTGCCCGTTGGTTTGGTGTTGGCTACGATGTTTTCAAGGCCGGGCATGGGCACGGTGATTGGGGGTTTACCCTTAGAGAAAATCTTGCCTGCGAACACGTACGTGTCGTCATGTTGCCAACCATAGTTGGCGGGTACTTTTACTGGCGCTTTGCCTGTGCTGGATTGTTCCACGGATGCCCTCACGTAATCAAATAGGTTTTTGTCGTTGCCAGAGCCGTAGGCGGCTATGACGTTCTGGTTGGCCAGCGCTTTGACCGTCTCGTCTTTGCTGACGATGGCTTTCTGCGACATGGTTATGGTCTCCGCGCCTTCCGGACGGATACTCAGTAGATGAACGGTGTGCTCACCGTTGTGCTTCAAGATGTCCACCACAAACAAGTCGTAGGGGAGAATCATGATCTGGCGTTTGGTTTTGTTGCCCTCGCTGTCTTCGTCCTCTTTCTCCATGAAGACCCCACCCCGTACGCCGTAGGCATACCCCTTGGGTGGTGTGGGGCGCAGTACTTTGAACACGTCCTCCTTGATGGTTTCGGAGTCGGACGGCATGTGGACTTCGACTTCTTTGGCTTCGGTCTCGACCATAACTTCACGGCCCAAGGCGAGTGGGTTGGTGATCTTGCCAAAATGTGGACACCCGTCACAAAGGCCGGGGTTTTCGCTATCGAACTTCGCGCACGCATAGGGACCTTTAATCTCGGCCAGCTTCTGCTGCATCCGCGCTTGTGGGTATGGGTGCAGGTCGCTCAGCCAGATAGCCGCTTTCATGCCGTCCGAGCAGGGCTTGGCGATACTTAGCCACGCACGCCACAAGGGTTCCATCCCGTCATCGCTGGCGTTCTCAACGTAGTGCTTGAGCTGTGCACACCCCTTACCAGCCTTGGTTGTCATTAAGAGTTTCTTAAATGACGTGGTACTGTTCTCAAAGAGTTTCACACCAGTAGCCGTTGGGGGTGCGTTTGATGGACGCTGGCCGGGCAAACTCAACGCTGTCTGTGCGGGTGCTGGCGCTATGGTCTTGAGCAGGCTCACCACGTGAGCCTTGAGGGTTTCAAAGTCGAACGTGTCGCCCTCGATGAGCAGCTGCACAGGGCGCGGCTCTGGGTATTTCGGCTTGAAGTTAAACGTGTCAGGGATGCGTAAGACTCGGGCAGAGTCGGCAGTCACCGTCATGTCGATGGTCAGCTTCTGTTGTTTGCACAGGCGCTTGAAGTTCTCAGCCAGCGGCTTCCACTCCTCGACCTCGATGTCGTCCGTGAACGGCCAGTAGCAGTGCAGCCCACCGCCTGAGCCCACGATGTAGGGCGAGCCTAGCAAGTCCAAGCCAGTCTCGGCAAGGAACGCTTTGAGCGCAAACGCTGCCTTCTTCTTGGATTCGTAGCCGTCCATGTCAATAAACAGCGAGCGCACATACTGCGCGTTCTCGGCCTTGCGCTTACCCTTGTCGTCAAATGTTGCCAGTGCGAAGTAGGTGTCGTTCTTTTGCTCGACCCAAGTGTTGACCTTGGGGTATATGTCCTCCAGATGTTCTACGAACAGATGTTCTTTTTTCTTAGTCAGTTCCGCCACGCAGTACGCCCCGTGCCCCGGAGTCGGCAAAACTACCGCTAGGAATTCAAGCGGGTTCATGTAAGTCCTTGGTTTTATTTGGTGTCGAGGAACAGGTCTAACTGCTTGGGGTCGACAGAGGGGAATTCGTTAACAGGCGCTATCGCGGTAAAGCGGCGCAGGAGTTCGATCTGAAAGGCGGTTGGCATCTCGTTCACAGTGTCCATGTAATGGGCGCAGTGCGTGATGAGTTCGCTGTTACTCAAGGTGCGAGGTTGTATAACTTGCATATTTTTCTCCAAGCATCGTCCGCGTCGCGGGCGTTTTGTAATATTTTTAAAAGCAGTTCGGCTCGCTCTTGGTATGCAGGGAAGATGTCCTTGCCCAAGAACCAGTTGTAGACCGTCTGTCGCGTCACGCCCAACGCTTTGGATACGCGCACGACAGAGAAGTCATGGTAGATGCACCACCGACCGAGCTGGTTGCCCAGCGTCTTCGGGGTGTCACCCACATCGTCAATCATTTTTTGTGAGTACGGCATTGCTTAGCTGCTGGTTCGGTTGTGTGCCTTGTTGTATAAGTGGTCTACTACGTCGATTGGTAAACCCTCAACAATAGCTTTGAGGTACGCAGGTTGGGGGAAGCTAAGGGCTTCCATCAAGTCAAGCAACGCAGCGGCGGTGTATGCGCTTTTTTTCGTTTCTCGTGCAGGGGCACTACAGTTGTGTGTCATGCGGCGGAACTTGAGCTCTAACCCTGCGGCTTCGATCGCACCGGCCATGTTGTTCTCAGTTATCAAGAAGCCCAGCTCTTTTGTTGCAAGCGCCGCTGCTTCGGGGCGTGTCAGCTCGGCGAGCTTAGCCGTGTTGCCCTCCAACCATTTGCTCAAGGTGAAGTGGTTCTTGAGTCCGATAAAGTTTTTTCCCATGTTTTTTCTCCTATGAATGTTGTGTTAGGTGGGGGTGTAGCGGACCTGCTTTGAACGGCACCACATGGGTACAGGTCGAGGCGTCTTCAACTACACCCCCGAAACTTACTTAATCTTCGTCATCCCAACCACCGACCACATCGGCCAGTGATTTCTTAGCGCCTACTGCGCTTGGCTTCTTCTCAGCCTTGCGAACTTCTGGCTCGGCTTCGTCATCGTCTTCAGCCACAGGTGCTGGCTTGGCCTTAGCTTTTGCCTTGGGTGCTGGCGCTGGGGCGGCTGCTTCTTCCTCGTCAAAGAGTTCTGCCACGGGCTTGACCTTGGGTGCTGCACCCTTGAGCGCGTCCGCTGGCTTGGCGTTGTCCACCGCACCGACTGACATCGTTACCGCCTTGGTAGCGTCTTCGGTCTTGCCTTGGTTACCCGCTTCGGTGAACTCGTCATCAGTCAACCAACGCATGGCCTTGAAGTGCAGCTTGGGAGCCTCGGCCTTGGTGTCGAACTTCATACGGGTCACGACCATGCTTGGGTCAACAGACTGAGCGACCAACCAACGAGCGTACGCTTGCAACGGACGGTTCTCGCCTTCTTCCTTGCCGAAGATAGATGTTGCTGGCAGAGCCAGTTGCATCACGTCACCTTCGATACTGTTGGCCAAGACCACAGCCAAGCGTTGTTGGTAGCGGCAAGCGCGGCTCTGACCATTACCTGAACCAGCGATGTTTTGTGGGCAGCTCTCGCATGTAGCCGACTGTTTGTTGGCGGACTTGGCATCAGGCTTGTCACCATCGGGCGACCAGCAGTCAGGTTGTGCTGCGGTCTCACCATCGTACTTGGCAGCGTAGAAGATGCGCGACACTTTGGGTGCGGCCTTCACAATCACCACGTCGAGGAAGCGCTCGTCAATAGCTGCGACTTCTTTGCCAGCGGACATCAAACGGAACACGCCGCCCTTGATGGAGATGCGTTTGCCGCCACCTGCACCACCACTACCGGCCAGAGCCTTAGCGATGTCAGACAGTTCGCCACTACGGGCAAAGGCGGGGAGTTGTGCGGGGTTGAATAAAGCTACGTTGCTCATTTGGTTTCTCCTGTGATGAAATCTAAAAATATAGTCGCAGTGCCTACGACCTGTTGGGGCTGGTGCATACCGCCGTTGTTCTTGTGGAACGTGAGCGCAAACTCTAGTGCAGACTGACGCTGCCAGTGGTCAGGCAGTCGGTCAGCGACAGCAAGTCCTGCGCTGGTTACGGTGTCTTCGATGACAGGCAAGCTGTCGAGTGCTTCGATTTGTTTCTTGGTCATAGCTTATTTGGCTGAAGGTTTGCGTACCGAGATGTCGTACTCCGCATTGGAGTTCAACCCGGGCGGTACGACCCCGGGGTTTTCGTCGAGGAACTGCTTCATGTTGGTCTGCGCGATGCGCTTCTCAAACAAGTCCAACGCATCGTGTTCAACGACGAAGGATTTGAAGCTGTCCCAATCGGATGTGGAGTAGCGCGTCTTCACAGACAGCACCACGGTTCCTTGGTCAGTGCGAACAGATGTCACGCCAAGCGCTTGCATCTGCTCTTTCATTGCGGCGGCGATCTCTGCTTGCTGAGCCTTGATGAGCTCGACTTCGGTGTCGTACTCGCGGGTCAGTTCAGAGACACGATCGCGCATCTTACGGTAAATTTTGGCCAGCTTATCCAGCGGCACTACGTCTGTGGTTTCCATTTACTTCTCCTATGAAGTGGGTTATTGTTTGTCTAAGGTTGGACAGTGTACACACATTTTTTAATTTGTTTTGCTCCTTTCAAGATTTAATTTCTGTATCAAACAATTCGGTTAATAGTGAGTGATCACTAACCTTTGTTCCTAATGCTTTAAACATCTTTTTCTCAATCGGTGAGCCTTCGATGTGGATGACCGTCACCTTGTCGGAGGTCTGCCCCTTGCGGTCAGCACGCGCAATACACTGGATGTACTGTTCAACAGACATCAACGGGCCGTAGAACACCACCGTATCCGCCGCCGTCAAAGTAATGCCGTGTGCCGTTGCTTGTGGCTGCATCACCAAGATGCGTGGGTCGGGGTCGGTCTGGAACCTGCGGATGATGTCACCGCGCTTGGATGCTGGCACGTCGCCTCGGATGATCTCGGCTGTGATGCCTTGCTTTAACAAGTAGTTGTGGATGTTGTCGATGCTGCTGGTGAACAACGCAAAGATGATGACCTTGCGGTCAGTCTGGTCCAAGATTTCCTCCAGTACCGCCAAGCGGGGCGCGGCATCGAACTCAACAACCTCACCGCTCTCGGTGTACGCTGCACCGCAACTAATCTGCAACAACTTAGATACACCAGCAGCGGCATTGACCGCGCTGATTGTTTCCCCTGCCGCTTGGATGAGCATACGTTCTTTGAGCATGTCGTAGTACTTGCGCTGTTGTGGGGTCAGCATCACCTCGCGGGTCATTGTGATGACTGGCGGCAAGTCTAAGCACTCTTCCTTG